GCCACTTGTAGCCGCCAGCCCTGTTTCTGGAACACTAGCCTCTGCAACAACAGAAACAGATCCAACCGCACCTGTTCCTGCCACTCCCGTAACAACAACTGGAATGGGTTCGCCCCAAGTCCCTTGGGACCATGTGCCTCGCGCCCAACCCGAAATTGCTGCCATCGGACTTTACCGTTTAGGCGATACGGATAATAGCGTTACTCGCGTCTGCTGTTGGGAACTGAATAGTAAAGTCACCAGCAGTCGATGTCTTGTCGCCACCAAACGCCAACACAATTACCGCAGCATCAGATGCGCCGTCATTATAAATGACTGCACCGTTTGCTGTGATTGTCGCTGTTGAAAACGTCAAATCAGCAAAATCAGTCAACGCCGTTGTGCCACTTGTGCTAGGATCTACTCTTGTTAGAGCAGCACCACCAGCAGTATAACCAGTGCCAGTAACTTCGTTTGAAGTAGAATAAGCGGTTGTGGCTGCATCTAATGATGCAGACGAGGTAAATAGGGCAAGCTTGAATGTGCTACCCCCTGAGTTTTTAAAGTTATGCACCCCTTCAAGAAGTTCTTTCTTGAAAGACGTACACATTGCTTGGGTGATCGCCATGTTATAATCTCCTTATTGCATCAGCCAGTTCTGGGTGCCCCGCATCTTTAAGGGCATTATACACGGTTGTGCGGTCACTGCGAATAGCTTCACGCATATAAAATGCAACCACTTTTTCCATGTGCTTTTGGAACGCCTTTGCCTGATCTCTGATAGCGGGATGTGCACTATCCGACACACTAATCAGTTTCTCAACACAGCGTTCTGCGACTTCATCGGGAGTAAACCCTCGATTGTTAGTTGTTTGTACATTAACGATAGGATCGTCTGGTACTTCAAAGTTTAATTTAAACATTATTGTTTCGGCCTCATTACTCTACCTACACGATACTCTTGTGTAGTTTCCTTTGCTTCTCCAAGCATCTTTAACCCAATTACAGATTCATTGAACCGTTGATTATATTGAGCCATCATATCTTGCTCACCCTTCATAAAGGTATACGCCTCAACTAATGATCCGTAAAGCATTGCAAGCTCTGCGTTTTCACTTAGCCAAGATGTAGCTGTTCCTGCCCCAGAAGTTAAACTAGCAGGTCTAAACAAATACTGAACCTCAACGTCATAATTAGCATTAGGAGTCGGAGCTAATATAAAGTTGCCTACGTCGAACTGGGCATAGTACCTGGGTTTACCCGTGACAGTATGATCGGGATTAAATGTCTCAATAAAAGATAAGTCTTTAAATTCCAGAAATTCTTTCTTGCCAGAGTCTGTAAGAGTTAATGAAAACGGGGCTAAGAAATCACTAGGAGCACCTAGATACTGATTGTTAGCGGACATCGCACCCTGTTGGTTACGCATAAACAGATTCAACTGAACGTTTTTAAGTATGCGCTCTTCCGTGGCTCTAATAAAAATAGGAAGATTGTTTACGAAAGTCGTCTCCGAGTTTTCCGTATAATCTTGTATGGCTTGTTTTAAGCTATCAAATGTAAAACTCATGGTGTGTTCGCTTGGCCTCCCATACCTGAATGGTTGGTACAATAGTAATACAACGTTGGGGCACCTGATGCCACTGTTATCTTTGTGTACGCTCCAGCACTGCCCGGAGTTCCTGTTGTAGTCACTCCCGTGGTGTACGCTGAACCGCCGCCATGTGTACCGTTTGCAGTCGTGCTAAAACGTAAAGGATGCGAACTATTGCTTGAGTCGCTCTGATCAAACCAATAGGTGCTGCCTTCGTTTAATGTAAGTGTTGGAGAAACAGATCCATCAATATAAAATTTATTACCTGTTCCATAAGAGTTTGTGCCTGAAGCAACAGTAACAGCGTAATTAGTTACATTTGATGCAACTGTTACGGAACCAACAGAAGATGTGGCGTTAAGACCTGTAGGCGCAGCAATTACATTTGCTGTTAAAACTGTCACAGATCCAACCGCAGAAGTGCTACTAGAACCAGTAACAGAAACGACTATTCCTTCCTCAACAAATACAGATCCAACAGAACCAGATAAAGAAGCAAAACCAGAAACAGCAACTGTTACAGAAGCAGGTAAAATAACGGTTACATCCCCAACTTCACCAGTGGCCTCTGATCCTAAAGTCTTAGGAAAGAAAAGAGTAACTGTTCCAACTTGACCCGTTGCAACTAAATCATTCTCTTCGATTAATCCTGGTATTGTTCTGAACCCTACAGGACTAAATCCGTACTGCACTGCTCTTTGACTATCTAACCCCGTTTCCGGACGGGCGTCTCTTAACGCTTGAGGATCTGCACCTGTGCGGGGAGATCTAAGCTGTGGATGTTTTGTTTCAAACTCATCTTTACCAACAAGTAGTCCGTTCCATTCCTTACGCATATCTCTAAGTCGATACCGAAAACCGGATCGATCTGATATACCAAAAGCTTTTTTACCGGACGCAAACGCCATTAGACCCTCAAGTATTGTATACTAGGTTGTAGCTTTAGAGGTGTTCTATCTTCATCCTCATCAGAGGCACGTTGGAACTCTTCTTCGTAAACAGACTTCAACAACTGGATACGATCTGGTGCACGTTTCATAGCTAGGTAATAAGCTAGTCCAGCCACCATGCAAGGATAGAAACGAAAAGGCATATCAGTAGTATTAGTAAGAGTATCAGCATCCTCGATTCGTTGCACATAATAATAAACTATCTGATCTGTTGAGTTCTCTGGGGTAGCCCAGATGTTAATAACCGGATTTATCTTTCTATCAAAGTAATACTGACTTGGACGAGCTTCCGTAGTTTTATTGGGGATTGTTAGATACTCACCCCTACTGACCCTGCTTAATTCAAAGTCTGTACCGTCACGTCGTAACACTACCTCAAGAAGGTCTACTACATCTGGTGTCAGTGTCTCTTGGGCCTGGCCCTTGGTAAGCGTGAGCGTTGCTTGCTTTATCGTCCAGAGATTCAAACCTCTGTTCGCCCATTCTGCAAACATCAAGTTAAGAGACCGACGAGCAGTCTTTGCATCGTAGCCTGTACGAACCTCTATTCCGCATCTTTCATACGCTTCTTCGATGATGTCAGCTACATCGAGTTCGAAGTCTCTTGATCCTGAAGTTGCCATAGCTTAACTCATATGTGGTTTCTGGTTGGTCTTAGTTATCGCGGCTCCACCGTTTCTAAAAGTGGTTACTCTTCCACCGTCAGCAACTTTTATAGGTTTATCAGTAGACTTATGTTTTCTTTTTTTAGTTTTTTTTGCTGGCACGTTAGCTCTACCACCGCCCTCATCAAACATTCCCATTTTTTTCAAAGAATCTACATACTCTTCAGATTCTTTTTCAAAACGGTCTCGCTCCATTTTTTTAGCACCACGTAACATGATCTGACGGATTGGATTTATTTTTTCTATAAGAGTTAAAGTAACATCTTTATTTCTTGGCTTTTCTGGATACTTGGCTGCTGCTCTACCACCACTTTGTAGTTTAATACCACGTCCTTTTAAAATATCTTTCTGGGTAACTTTACCATCACCAGTTAAATCAGGAAACTTTTTAGCCATCTTTCTCTTCCTCGTTATAAAGATTATCAAACACTCGATTTACATCTAGTGTATAGTCTAAATCACTTTTTGAATAGTGTATATGTTGAGACGGTTTAAAATCAGGCGCACCCTCTCCCAACGCAAACCAAGCTGGATGCGTTACGCGCACTCGATTATTTGGTAACGCAACAATATTACCCGTCCACTCTCCAGCATCTAGAAGCTGTAGAACATGACTCTGTTTATGCTGTGCAGGGTCATCACCAATCTCGCTTTCAGTGTAATCCACAGTAAACAAATACTTAGCAGGAAACATCTGACCATTGATCTTAGCTAACCAAGGACAAGGTGTAGCCCTGTCCATAACGTAAACAGAATGATTATGAGAAGAACAATCCCAAGGCTGTGCGTCATGTGTCGCCATGGGTTCAGGCCATTCTTCTAAAGGTATGTCTGCGACCAAGGCAGTTATAGGCATTCTAGCCCACATCGCACCGCCGTGAATCGTGTCTTCCTCTTGGTCTTCAGCTTCACATCCTGTAAAGATTACTTGAAAACTTAGAGATCTATTCGGTATGGTTGTAACTGCAACCACCATAGCATGGAGAAACTCGCCGTGATATTTCTCATGATTATGGGTGTACTCACGACGAACCCAAGCCTTAAAATAAGGTATGTTGCTTTGTAGGTATGGCATCTGTTCAGAATATTCTTACTTTTCCGCCAGCTTTATAACCCTTAGACATCATCTTACCACCAGCCTTATAGCCCTTGGTCTTCATCTTACCACCAGCTTTATAGCCCTTGGTCTTCATCTTACCGCCAGCCTTATAGCCCTTGGTCTTCATCTTACCGCCGCCACGGTAACCTTTTTTCTTCATCATAGTGCTTCTCCTTTAGAAAACTCTAACGCCTCTTGTGGCAACCAAACCACCACCACTAGCCTTCCAACTTATTCGCTTAGAAGACTTCTTCTTTTTTGCCGCAGAAGTACACTGCGCCATTGTAGGTCTACAAGCAGGATAGCCTTTCCGCTTCTCGCCCTTTTGACGACCACAGGGTTTTCCTGTCTTACAGTCCACCCAACCCTTACCATCGTTCTGTCCAAACCATTCTTGAAGGGAGTTCTTTGCCATTAGAATATCCTCGTAACCTTACGGTTCTTCTCTTTGACATCACCACAACCAGCAGCAATAAATCCGCCACCATCTCTGAAGTTTCTTTTTGGCGGTCGTTTAGGATTATCAATAGCGGAGATTACACCACCTTCAGCAGCTTTTTTAGTAGAGTTTCCCCAGTTGGCGGCTCCTACCTTGCGACACTTTGAGAGTGCCCCCGAAGCGTAGGCGCTGGGCCACACCTTGTACCGAGCTTTTACCTTGTGATAACATGCGTCTTTTTTTGATTTCTTCTTTGCCATTAGTTCGTCTCCGAGGTGACTTGGATACTTGGAATGATGTTTGTCCACGACTTATCAAAACTAAACTTCCTTTCCGATAATGCTTCGACCGACTGAACCAGGTGATCGATCTTTACATCCATAACCTCTGTTCGTTTGTCTACAGTAACAAGAGTAGTAATCATCCAGATAAGACCAACGGATGAAAGAGATAACCCCGCGCCCCAAAATAAAAGCTGAACGTTCTTATCCATTTGTTCTACCACATGCTGCAAGACCAGTACTTGGCCTTTAACTTATCCAATGTGCCCTTGTCACAACCGTGTCTGGCCCTGAACGACTTTCGCCGTTTAGGGTTTGATTTTTTAATAGTCATATTGGCATCGCCAAATCTAACAATCTTTTCCTTGCCTTTATCGCAAGCTTTTACAACAAACTTCTTGCCGCCAGAAACCTGACGTTTCGGCTTGTTGCATTTCATCTTAGACTTGTCGATCTTAGCCATTACGCTAATCCCTATGCAACGTCATCCAGTAATGCACATACAATTACTTGCGCTGTAGAAGCAGAAGAAATTGCGTGTACGTCAGCAACTGTTGCATTTGGAAATCTACCATAGAAAGACTCGTTAGGACCAATAGTTACAGCTTGAGCTAAACTTGAAGAAACTGTTCCTGCATCAAATGTAACATAGATACTACGGCTATCGGGATCGACATTCTTGATGTAAATAAACTTTACTTTGTCGGCTGTCGCTACTGCTAGTGGTGCAGTATCGTCATCTTGTGCTGTATAGTCTAAGTAATATCCAGCCATTAAATCTGAACTTGCGTTTGATACAGAAGTAAACTTGTAGTACCACTTGTCATTTGCGTCAGCAGGGCTGACTGTTGTTGTGGCTTCGATAGTTTTGGCTATCTCGTCCGGTAGAATCGTAGTCTTCATGACTACTGTAGCTGCGTCAGCCATGTTTTATCTCCTTTACACTCACCCGAAAAATCCGGTTATCGAAGTGATGTTAGTTAGGGTTACATGGCAGTCATCGTCAAAGATGATACCATGATCAGGTATAGATATCTGTGAGTCATCCGAGGTGTTGAACACCATGTCTAACAACGTTGCTCCACCGCTACCATTCTTGAAAACTACTTGAGGGGACCCGCTTGAGGCTGTCTTTACATAGAAAGCCTTTAAACGAGTCCTGCCTGTATGTAGGTCTCCAGTGCCAGTAGCTGTCTTTGTAAATATAGAAGCAGCCATTTAAGTCTCCTATTAAGGTTGAACGGTGGCGTTAAACGCTTGAGCGTACATTACAGATATAACAACTGATCCCGCATTCGTACCTGCGCTTGACGTAGCTGTTAATTTTAAATCGGATGTACCAGTGTTCTTCCATGTAAGTGTACCACCACCAGAAGCACCTAACGGTTTAATACCTACGGTTGTGCCAGATGCTACCGCATTAACAATAGCGGTTGCAGCACCGCCAGCAACACCAACACTAATGTTTGTTGTTGTGTTCGCAGCCACTTCTAAATCAATGATAACATCTACGATTTTTGAGTCAGCGGGAATTACTATATTTGTGGCTTCCGCTGCAACAGCACCGCCAGAAATATCCATTACATGTTGCTGAACCATTACAACATAACCAACGTTGGCTATGTTTGTTCCAACTGTAGTACCAGTTGTATTTCTTATATTACCTGCTCTGATAGGACCAGAAAAAGTTGTTGTACCCATGTCGATCTCCTGTCTGGGTTAATGTCAGTAACACCATGTCACTGTCAGGGATGACATCACTATACCACAGGAAATATAAAAAGAAAGGGGCAACCTAAGTTGCCCCAGTCATTGAGAGAGTAAATCTTTGCAAAAAGACTATCTCACTATAACATAAATTATGCTCCGGGTGAACCGAAAACACAACGTGGGTCTGAGAACCCAAATGAGTAACGCTCACGCGCCTTGAATCTCATGTTACCAGTATCGAAGTCAGCTTCCATACCAGTGGACATTGCCATACGCTCAAAGTGGACAAATCCACGAGGTGCGTCTGTCATGATGAAGAATGCATCAGGATCAGTTAGGAAGTCGTTAACAGCGTAACCGCTTGGTAACATTCCCATTGATCTTAGTGCGTTCGTATCGTTGTCCGCTGTACCAACACGTAAGTTAGATACCATCAAACGTTCAGCAACAAACTGTAGCTGACGTGGGATGACTAACTTTGTGCCGCGTAAAGCAACTTTGAGACCACGCTCATCAACAAAACCTGCGATGTTGATCAAAGCATCTTCAAGAGATGTTTCATTCAAATCAGCCGCAGTTCCTGGTTCGTTAGCAAACGTACCACCCGAAGTAAGTGGGTGTGACGCATCACACAATGCAACTCCGTCGCCACCAGCAGAAGCACCTGCTGTGAAAGCGTTGTTCAGAATTGAAGCAGCTTTAACCTGCTTTGTGTGTGCCATTGAACGAGCCAACGCACGAGTATAACGTGAACCAAGACGATCATATAGATTGTCTTCCACTGCTTCCTCAGTAATTGAGAAGGCAAGTGCCACGGTCTCGTGGTTGTAACGAGCAGTGTATGCTTCGTTAGCGTCGTCAAAATTTACAGCAGAACCTTCCGACTTGGTTGGGGCTGCTCCGAAACCACTCAACATTACTTCTTCTTCGAATGCTCGATCAGAAGATTCTGTTGTGAAGATCTCTGCATGTTGGTTTTCGTACCTATCGTACTCCATACCAAACAGGGCGTTGAGACCGGGTTCCAACTCTTTCGCTAGTTGTGCGCGAGAAATAGCCATATTTCAGTCTCCTTACACGCCAGTCGTTGAAACAGTACCACCAGCAGCCGCACCATTGGCGGAGTTGAAGGAATTGTTCAAACGAACGATTACAGGGATACCAGCCGCAGTGAAGTCTTGATTTTCAGGGTCATCTTGGATGCCCATAATTCTCAAGTTCAAATTTGCAGTGGTGGCGATTGTGCCTACAGCCAACGTAGCAGAAGAGATACCCGTGGTTGTTGAACCACTTTGACCCGCTGCGAAGTTAGCATTTGCGAACACATGTGCTCTTGCCGCTGATTCACTTGTTAACGTACTGTCGGAACAGATAACAAATGATTGCATCGGGTTATCATACACAAAAGCTTTGACGGGGAAATTAGCATCCGCGCCAGAACCGGGCCAGTAGTTTGAGAAAACTTTCTCACCAGTGGTAGACGAAACGTATTCGCAACCCCAAAACACACCAACGAGTCCCACAGTACCACCTGCTGCTGCTCCAACTCTGGCAATCACACCAGCGGCTAGAGGAATAACAGGAGAACCTTGGAAAATCGCGTCTGTGTTTGTGGAAGCTATACGATACTCGGTCGCACCAGTGGTGTTTGCAGCCTGACCGACTACACCAATCGGACGGAGTCCGAATGCACCATTAGTATTTGCCATATCAGCAATCCTTTAAGTTAATTGGAGTCTCTACGAGAACCTCCAAAAGTTACACGACTTTGCCGATCATTCTGAATCGGCATTGAAGGATGTTGTTCCTTCATTAGGTCCTGATCTACAGCAGTCATCTGTTCGCGGGTTCTGCCCCCGTAATAAGCAGTTCTTTCCTCTACTGTTTCAACAGGTATTCGACACAACATCAGACCACCTTGTCCAATCACACCTTCGTAACGACCTTCGTCGATAGTGGGTGCTTCATAGTCTGGATACTCATCTTTACGGACGGGTTCCCATCCTTCACGTAACTTGGAGTTGACATTCATTTTGTCTTCCTCGCCACGCATTGCGACTCGAATCCAGCGATGCACATAACCCGGAGGGGCTTCTGGTGCTTCAAGGTGACTGGGCGGTGCCCATGGTTTTCTGCGAGAGTCATCCTCTCGTGTGGTGGTTTTACGTGGTGTTCTATCTGCCATAAGCTTAATCCTTCACATATTTAGCGTATTCTTCTAGCGGTACGTTTAAACGTTTCGCCATCGCAATTTGTGATGGTGATAGTTTCACCGACCTGCGCCCCTGTTTTGCAGTACTGCGGGTTGCTGAAGCGGCAGCAGGTGCGACCTGTGCTCCACCCGTTTTCTTCGCCGTTGGGAACTTCTGTGGAAACTCCGAACGAATGCGTTTGTCTACCTCAGTATAATACTCATCGGTGTTCGGGTCAAACCCTTCTTCTTCGATAAGTTTTTTATGTATCCCAAACGCTGCATAAGTCATCACCTCATCTGCGCCAAACCACTCATTTTTATTGGCCCAATCCTCTGCTTTAGGATCAGGTTTAGCTGGTGTTTGAGTAGTGGGTGCCGCCTGTTGTTGAGGCTGCTGCTCTACATTTTTCTCTCGATCCAGACGATTTTTAGCTAAACGAACACGATCTTGTACCACCGCAACTTTAGATAATGCCTCCTGTGCGGAGAACATTGCATCCGTATCTCCAGACTCATACGCCTCTTTGTACTGACGTTTTAGAGAGTCCACTTCTGTTTCTAATCTAGATTCTTCAGAACTAACATATCCCTTATCAAGATTATGAACTTGAGATTTAAGCTTCTTATTTTCTTGTAAAAGCTTCTCTGCCATGCGCACCGCTTCTTCACGATCACGCTCTTCTTTGCGATACTTATCTGTAAGTTTCTTTATACGAGCTTGTACTTTAGCTCCGTATTCATCCACCTCATCCTTATTTTCTTCAGGAGCTTCGGTCTCAACTTCAATCGTTGGTTCGGCCTCTGATTCAGGAACTAGCTTAGTTTCCTCTTTGGATTCTTCAGGGGCGTCAACTTCAATCTCTACGCCCTCTTCTTCTGTTTTTTGCTCTTCAATAATTTCTTCTGCCATCGTTACCTCCTAAACGTGTTTTATATCGTCTGGCTCTAAAATAGTTGCGATCACTTCGTCATCATTAATGATACGAACCTCACCCCCATCTATCTTAAATCGTGAACCAGAATACCGACCAATGCATACCCATTGGCCTTCTTTGCACCACGGCTCTGAGTCAGGCCCGAACTTGTCCGGATCTTTGTAAGCCAGTGGTCCAATCTTTAAAACATACGCTACGACCGTGGCTACCGCTTCACGGTCTCGTATTTCATCAGGAATATATAAACCCCCGTGCGTCTTGCTTGCACCTTGATAAGGCATAACCAAAACACGCCAGCCTGTTGGTTGAGGCAAGCGTTCTGATAACGGTTTGTCTATAAGTGATGGATCTAATACGCGATCTTTCGCGTCAACATATGCGCCTTCAACAGACGTTGAGTCGGCTGCTGTAGCCTCCTCCCGGTCTTTGTTCATTTTCTGCGCGACATGTTCAGGAAGATATAAGGTCTTCGACATCGTCTACGTGGTTCTCCAGCAGGGCTTTTATTTCCTCACGGGCGTAGGTAAGGCCCCGTATCTCACCTACCATGAGTTTATATTGCTCCCAGTCTTTGGCAGCATCATGTGCGAGAGCACTTGCAATATCTTGTTCGCGCTCTCGTAGTACCTTATACATATATTTTGCGAAATCAACAGCGTCCATGGGATTAATATGTTTTTCCCCTGTTAGTGTTATGTCGGACATCGCCACCTA